GTTCACAAATGACACTTGGTAGGGTGTGTACTTTGGTTCGCAGACAAGAGTATAGCGTACTGATGCAATCGTGTCACCTCCTGTATTTTTTAGGATGACATCGTAGTAATCTCCATCGGAATGATTGATGGGTAATATGACCGCATCAAGACCTGTATTTGCATTTAGGTTGGCAGGGCCGACTCCCGCATAAATCACAATGTCTTGCGTATCTCCACTCACGGGATCGGGAGGCGTGGAGGCAATGCCATCCGTATCGTAAAAGGTGTCCGAATCTCCGTTGTTCCAAGTGATGGTTATGAAGCCCAAGTCGTTTGCTGCGCTATTGTAGATAGCAAGGCTCTCGTAGTTGGAAGATAGCACTTGGCGGTTACGGCTAACGGCAAGAACGGGGCTTGTTATTGAAGGGTTTGTTGGGTTTAGTTTGTCTGCCCACCCTTGAGTAGCCAAGAACTTGTTTGCCGTAGTGGTAGCCCACGGGGCGGTTGTGGGCGCAGCACCATTGTCCGAATATGTCCAATCGCCCGTGCCATTAACCCATAGGGCTTCGTTTACGGGGCTTTGTTCATAGAAAGATGCATCGTATACGCTGAAGTCGTGAGAGAACTCCGAACGGATTAAATCAGATACCTCAAAGTTGATTACCTCACCGATAGAATAGGACTTGCTCAACTCGTAGTTGTTATCTGTTGGGGCAGATGTACCACTCCAAATCTTTAGATTCAAAGACATAGCATCCAACTCATCGTTGGTGAGGGTGTTGTTCTTTCCCGTGTAGAAGATAGGGCTTCGCGCCATCTTCAAGGATGATGGATAGGCAATACTTGGTGTACTCATTTGGTTGTGTATTTCAAGAAGTCTTCGTTTGTGAGTTTAAACGCCTCAACGATTTCAGGAGGCAATTTATCAAAGGCCAACCCAAAGGGACGGCTAAAGAATTTGGTGGGCTTGATTCCGTTGTAGTAGATGCTTCTCGCTAAAGCATATTGAAGGCTCTTGCGTGGAATGAATCTACCCGTCTTTTTATCACGGACTCCCTCAAGACCTTTTCGGACTACCCAATTACCAAATGCCTTTGCGGGGGGCATCTTGTTGGTGTATTTGTATTTGGTATCGTATTTCTTCTTTACACCGCTAACACCCTTGTCTTGATACTCTCCGTATTCCTCCATCTTAAAGGATAGAGAGAATGAATTAGAGTAAACCTTTAGATCATAATCTAAAGACTCATACAAACGCTTGGTAGAGTTCCTTTTTTGGCGCGTGAGGTTGCTTCTCGCTTGTTGGATAACATAACGAGCAAACTTATCAAGAGTGGATTCTATGTTCTCTTGACGGCTCATTAGCAAATAGAAATTTCAGTATTTGAAAGCAATACATCAAAGGTTGCCGTCCATCCCGCAAGGAGGTTTTCAAAACGCTCGGTGAATGGTACGCAAGTAGGGTTGCCGTCTAACTGATACAGGTCAGTATATAGAGTTCCTCTCCGTAGCTCGGTAACCAAGTCGTTGATTACGGCAAGTTGGGTGTTGAGGATGTCTTGCTCGTTGTTCGTGTTGTAGAAAGGCTCATTCTGATCTCTTGGGTCTTCCTTCGTTTCGTCTACTACATCCATTGCAATGACCGTGATGCTCATACGAACTGTCTGCCCCTCAAAGGTGGCTTGGTTGACCGTAATGTGAGAGAGTGGGAAGATGGTTTGCTTGTTGAGGTCTACATCATAGATGTCCCCATAGGTTACGACATTCACTTGGCTATGTGCCTCAAGGGTGTCTTTGATGGTTTTGGTTATGTTGTAGAACTGCCTCATTTCAGTTTGCTTTTGAGTATTCGGGTTTCGGTTTCGGTTCGGTGTTTTTCAAAGGAGAGGAAGGTAAGACATTGGTGAAGGGGTAGTCTTCCAATCTCATCAAATCGTCTAACATCGCCTTGAGCGAGGGAATGGAAGGTGGTATACCAACCCCATCGGTTTGAGAATTGGCTTTGAGGGGTGAACTCTTCAATGCCTTGTGATTCTCCAAAGAGATCAGGGTAGCCATTAAGAGTTCTTTTCCTAAAGTCCAAAAAAAAAGCACCGCACCCATTACTACATCCATCGGAGCTTCCTTCATTAGGTCGCAGTATTTGGTGGCTGACTCATAGGGTTCAATGTCATATCGCTTTCCGCTCTTTTGCACTACAGGACGATACAATACCGCCATTGTCTTATGGAGGTTTTGGGTGTCGCTCATATAGGAATCAAGGTCTACAAACTCTCCGTAGGTGATGTCCTCTAATGAGGGGATGAATCCAAACTCTTGCCCTTTAAGAGTGAATCTCGGTGTCAACGATGGTTTCTCTTGCATCATTGCATTGATGTGAGCAAACACATTAGAAACATCCTTAAAACGGACATTGGGCAACTGATCCAACGGAACATTGCAAAATATCTCCAATGACTTCTTGGTCAAGAACTCGTTGTCCCCCTCCAAACGAGCAAAACGCTGATACTGCTCAAGGGTGATTTCCGATAACGAGGTGGGTACAATGACTTTTAGTTCCATTGTTTAAATAACCTTTAGAATTTATCTTATAGCATAACGCCCGTAGTTCGGACGGCTCAACCTGTTGAAGGTCGCATAGCGTGTTGCATCAATGGCGTGGTTGAAGGCATCAATGGGTCTATTGAGTAGGTTTCCGTTTTTGTCCTCTTGCCATTTGTAGTTCTGAAACTCTCTGATTGCATTCTTGCTTTCCTTCGTGACAAATATCTTATGGCGTTTGAGGATGTCTATCCCCGCCATTACGCTATCCGCACCTTTAGCCGTTGGCTTGACATTCCATCCCATCCTATGTAGTTCTTCAATGCTCTTGGGTTCGGCACTATCTGCCCATATCTCATCAAACCTTGTCAATCCTAATTCAGTTAGTTTTTGGCTAATGTCTTGGTTGGTGAGGTTGGTGTGGTAGAGCAACTCTTGGATGTATAGGTTGTCACCATCTTTAAACACCTTGACAAGGGAGGTGGGATCGTTGGTGAATCCAAAGTCAAGCCCTAATGAGATGAGTTGGCCTTTCGGTTCTTCGGCTACTTGGAATTGGAAGATTGTAGCTCGTGACATACCACGCTCTCCAAGTCCGTACACCCTCCAATAATCCTCATCCGTATCTTGCAGCCTTTCAATTTCTTGACGAATGGAGGAATCAAGGAATGGGTTGTCTTTGTATGTTGTTTGAAAGAACTCGCAGTCATCACGGGGTATTACCCTGTCGTAAATCCAATGAAATGAATCAGATGGGTTGTAGTCAAGGATAATGCGACCATCAGTTCGGAAGACAAGTTGTTGCCAATCCTCATAATATAATTCGTTGGCCTCATTGATGTATAACAAGTTTCTTTTCCTACCGCGAATCTTTTGTGGTTGATCAAGTGATATAAACTCCACCAAGTTTTCATTTAGATAGTACTCGTGGTTTGATTTGTTATGGTATTCCTCTTTGTATAGGTCGTGTTGACGGAGTATATCAAAGAAGTCACGCATTACCGATGCCCGTAGGGATGGGAATGATTTACGGCATATGGTTATGGTCTTGTCCGTATTCTTTTCTGAATAGGAAAATATTATCCATAGCAAGATATTGTAGGTCTTACCGCTACGAGTACCCCCTTGCTCAACAACTATCTTTTTGTCGGAGCGCAGAAGATGTCCAAATACCTTATTGGTTTCAATCTTCGCCAAGAATCTCTATTTGGAACATTTTGCCTCCTGTTGCCTCTATCTCTTGGCGTTCCACATAGCCACGCTTTTTTCCTTTTGTTTTCAAGAAGAAGATTGTCGCGGTGGAGTTGCCGTCTTTGATTTGTTTGTGCAGTTGGCTTTCTGCAAAGTCAATCGCAACATCTCCAAGTTCTTCAACGGCCTTCTTGTAGTCAGGATCTTCTTGCATCCATAGGTAGTGTGTAGTGCGACCGATACCTACCGCCTTACAAGCAGCCGTAACAACGCCTAATGACTTTTCAAGTGCATCAAGCATTGCCTTTTTATGTTGTTCAGTTTTGTCCATACGGCTTACCGTTTATTTTGATTTCAAGCGTTGGGTCAAGTTTCTGCATTCGGTCTACAATCACTTGGCAGTACTTTGGGTCAAGTTCCATACCATAGCACTTGCGGTTGAGTTGGTGTGCTGCTACCATTGTAGAGCCACTACCAAGAAAGGAATCTAAAACAATATCGCCAACCTTTGATGAGTTTTCTATTGGCTTACTGCACAATGGTATTGGTTTCATTGTCGGATGCTCGTCTGAACGCGAGGGCCTTTCAATATCCCAAACGGTTGTCTGCTTTCTATCTCCATACCAACTATGTGAAGCCCCGTCAAGCCAACCATAAATGCAAGGTTCGTGCTTCCAATGATAGTCAGACCTTCCAAAGGTTGAGTTGTTTTTATTCCACACAATATAGGATTTAAATAAAAAACCTGCATTTAAAAACTGCTGAATAAAGTTGTGCGTTTCAGAGGATGCGTGCCAAACATAGATTGCTCCTCCATTTTTTAGAGCGGTAGATATTGTTGTGTAAACATCATACAAAAACTTCGGGAAGTCTTCAAGTTTGTCATTAGCAATTTTTTCACGCTTCTTGCTTCCTCCTTATAGTTTATATTATATGGCGGGTCGGTATGGCACATATCTGCCTTCTCCCCATCCATCAGCCTTGCTACTGCATCGCTATCGGTAGAGTCCCCACATAGCAGTCGGTGTTGGCCTATCTCTATTAAATCACCAAGCACGATATTGGTTTGTATCTCGCTCGGCATTTCATAGTCATCCTCCTCTGCTTCAAGCACGGGAATATTATCAAAAGGCAATTCCAATCCCCAATCCTCTAACGCTTTTACATCCCATTCATTGGCGAGTAAGTCCCAATCCCATTCACCAAAACCTACATTGTCTTTGATGATAAATTCTGCCTTCTGCTCATCGGTAAGTTGGTCGGCAATAAGAATGTCCACTTCCTTTAGACCCGCAGCAACGGATGCCTTTAAACGCATATTGCCTCCAAGCACTACCATATTGCTATCCACTACGATTGGTCGCAGTTCAAGCATTTGGGGGAATTCTTGGATGGACTTTACGAGTTTCTTGAACTTGTCATCCTTAATGATGCGTGGGTTGGAAGGGTTAGGTATAACCTTTTTGATATCT